AATTACGCATTATATTTGATACTATTAGAGATTACATTTTTACCACAAATCTTGAAATAGAATATAATCAATTATTTTTTGCAAGTTTGAGATATATTTTATCTGAGCAGGCTCGTGTAGATTGGATGTTTAAAACTAGCTTTATATCAGCTAAACATAAATTAGGTACATTAGAACAAAGCCCTACATTTAAGTATAGTAATTTAGAAGATTACGAATCTTATGTGAAAGAAGTAAAACCTTATAGCACAAACATAAGAGAATTTGTTGATAATTACGAAAATTTAGATAACACTAATAGTGTAACAACTGACTTTGACAATGCACCTTATTTTAACGATGAAATTGGAAGAATTTCGTCAAGCAACGCTAGTATCACCCAAGATATAATAATAGGTGACGAATCTAACACTGCTCAATATCCAAGAAAACATTGGAGAGATAATTTAGGTTATCAAATTAAAGAAATAAATGTAGCAGAGCCTGGTACAGGTTATACTTGGACACCAGTTGTAAATATCAGTGGCGGCGGCGGCTCAGGAGCCAAAGCAAAGGCAGTTTTAGGATATGGTAAAATAACTAAAATTATAGTTACAGATCCCGGCAATGGCTACACTAGTCTTCCTACGGTAACTATAGAAGGGTCTCAACAGGAAAATAGTATTCAAGCCAAAGCAGTTGCAGTCTTAGGCAACGGAAAAGTTAGATCTCCGCACATAAGAGTTAAATTTGATAGACTGTCTGGAACATATACTTACGATACTATCCAAAAAACAGCATCATTTACAGGAACAAATATTAATACAGTTTTCACTCTACCGTTTCCTATGGATCTTGAAAATACAAAAGTAAAAGTATATATTAATAAGGTCGAACAACTTAGAAGCAAATACACATACGAAAATGTAGTAGATAATTCAAAAGGATTTGCTGTAGAAAAAGGTAGAATTAACTTTACAACGCCGCCGGCTACTGATGATTTGATATATATTGAATATCAAATACCTCTAAGTATGTTAGGTGCCGAAGATAGAATTTTACATTCATATAATCCTTTGAGTGATATGTACGGAAAAGATCTTTCTCAGTTAATGACTGGTATAGATTATGGCGGTGTTGAAGTTAGAAGTTATGAGTTTGCAGGAGTGTCAGGTTGGGATTCTAAAGGATGGTATACCGATTATTGGGACGAATTTGACGATACTTTTGAAGATGAAATCTTTGTTGCAGATCAATCAACTGTTGCAGTTCAACTCAGTTCTCCGTTAGAATCGGGTGTCGAATATAATGTTTATAGAAGAAAATATAGTTCAGTATTACCTAATCCTAATCCTTTTGTAAGAATAGATGATCCTAACTTTGGAACTATTACACCAGTAACTAATAAAGACGCAGAAATGCAAACTTTAACCGGAGACGGTGTTACCGATATAATAGATCTAGCAGAATTATCTGTTGAATTGTTAGACGGTGATACATTAATTGTAAGAAAAACCACAAGTGATGGAAGTGTATTACCTGATACAAATAGTTATGATACACAATTAAGTGGCGGAGACTTATCTTATAACAATGCAACTGGTATAAATGCAGAAGATATTATTACAGACGGCGACGGATTTATTTCTGAAGCTGCAATGGCAGGCCCAGAGGAACTTGTTCCTGGACAAATATACGATACATTAGATTTGAAAGTATTTACTAGAGAAGGATCTGGACAAGGTAAAATATTTGTACAAAATTATCGAGTGAATGAAGATATTAGTGAGTACGATCTAGGGGTTACTCCTGGTACAATTGATAGTGTTTTTGTAAAAGTGAATAACTTTATTTTAAGAAGAGGAATTGATTACAGCATTAACTGGAATAGTAATACAGTAATATTGAATAGTATTTTTACAGAACTACCTAATTATGTTAACGGAGCATCATTAAGTATTGTTTCTATAGCGCAAGCAGGTCAAAGTATCCTTGATTTCTATAATTACAAAGGTGATGGACAAACTAGAGATTTTGAAACTAATGTAAGATTACAAGAAAATATTTCCGTTTATGCAAGTATTAATGGTGTTAAGCAAGATGTAACATTTGGAGAAGATTCTACAGACAGCAATCTTATTATAAGTTTTGATAATGCACCAAATCTAAATGATGCTGTTTATATTGCACTATTTGCAGGAGATAGTGTAGTAAACTATAGTCAACTGAAAAAAGATCAGTTTACAGGAGATGGGTTAACTACAGATTTTCAATTAAGTAGTGCTCCATTTTACAGTAAACCGTCTCAATACAACCTAATTGTAAAAGTAGGTAATTTAATATTGACTCCTGGATACAATATACAATATACAATTCCAGAAAACAGACAAAGAGAATTTGCATTAGAAGTTTTCCAACAGCCTTCAGGATCATTACTTACAAGTGATATTGTTGTATATATTAATGGCGAACGTATTACTGTAGAGTCACTACAATGGAGATTTGATATTGCAAATAGTAGTGTTGTGTTAGCGGACGATGTCGGTCAGCCCGGAGACGTATTAGAAATATTTGTTATTACTGATGGAGATTATACATTATCCGCAGAAGATACTGTAAGAATTTACAATCCTCCTGCAGATAGCACTACTATAGAAATCTACCAATTTAGTAATCACGACATTTTAGAAATTGAAAGAATTAATTATGATGTTGTTTCAAGAATAACAATGGCACCAGGTACAACAAATTATATAGACTACAATAGACTATCGGTTGGAGAAATATCTTTAAGGAAACCAGCTATAGACGGCAAGTATGTTTGGGTAATACAAAACGGAACATTACTTACAAATGATGTTGATTATTATATTAATGATAATAAAGATAAAGTAATACTGTCGCAATATCCTAGTGAAGATGATGTGTTAGATATAATACATTTTACTGCTGAAACTAGTGTAAGCAAATTTGCATTTAGACAGTTTAAAGATATTCTTAACAGAACTCACTTTAAACGTTTAGATGCTCCTGCTACGGTGCTTACTGAACCTCTTACATATTATGATTTACGCATCGAAGTACAAGACGGAAGTTTATTATCTGAACCAAATAAAGGACAAAACCTCCCAGGTATATTGTTTATAAACGGAGAAAGAATAGAATATTTTGTAAAAGAAGGAAATACGCTAAGACAATTACGTAGAGGCACACTAGGTACAGGTATAAAAGAAATACACGAAGTTAATTCTAAAGTTTACGACCAGAATATAAGTAAGACTATTCCTTACAGAGACGAAACAATTGTTCAAACCTTTATTGGTGATGGACAAACTCAAACCTTTAAACTTAACACACCTACAGCAAGTGTAAATGAAATAGAAGTATTTGTTGGCGGGAAAAGGTTAGATAAAAATGATATTACAAAATATTTGCCTGTTTTTGAACAAACCAGTCCGGAAGGTGATTTTAACTTACCATCTGATATACAATTAGACACTGTGAGTCAAAATATCTATTTAAAAACTCCACCTTTAGAGGGAGTAAAGATCACTGTTATTAGACGAAAAGGTAAAATATGGAATGAAGGAACCAAAACTTTAGGAGAATCAGAAAATAGTATAGGTAGATTCTTACGTGCAGGAACATCTGAACTGCCTGAATAAATACAGTATAGGAAAATCAAAATGAGCGATAAAATGCAAGATAACAGTGGAGTATTAGTTCAAGGACATATTAAAATATATGATCCTGAATCACAAAAGGTTTACATTGATAAACGTAATGCAATTCACTATGAAAATATGAGTATTGCCTTAGCAGAAAGTTTAGCTAATCAAGGGCAAGGTTTTATATATGAAATGGCCTTTGGCAATGGAGGTACTAGCGTAGATCCTACAGGTATAATTACTTATTTGACACCAAATTCAACAGGTACAAATGCTGCTTTATATAATCAAACATACACAAAAGTTGTAGATGAACGTAGTGTTAATAATACAGATCCTGTAAGAAACAAAACAGAAGTACGTCATTTAAGCGGAACTAATTATACAGATATATTAGTAAGTTGTTTGTTAGATTATGGCGAACCTGATGGACAGGACGCATTTGATACTGCTGCCAGTCAGACAAATAACTATGTATTTGACGAACTAGGTTTAAAAAGTTACTCTGCAGACGGTTCTGGTAGATTAATTACACACGTTATTTTCCATCCTGTACAAAAATCGCTCAATCGTTTAATACAAATCGACTATACTGTTAGAGTTCAGAGCTTGGCAGGGTGAGGAGTAGATAATGGCATATGAAATAAAATTTACCGATATTGTTAATAAAGGTACTATTGTTGTTGAAGATAATACTCTTAACCAAGATACTTCATTATCGTTTCCGGGAAAAAGTTATACTGGATATGGTTTAGCAGTAAATGAAAATTTTTTACATTTACTAGAAAACTTTGCAAGCGAGAATTCACCTGAACGACCTGTAGAAGGCCAGCTTTGGTATGATACTACACAGGGTGTTGACCAATTAAAAATTTACGATGGAACTACTTGGATTGCAGCTAGTGGTGTAAAAAAAGCAACTAATCAGCCAGCGGTTGCTAATAGTACTACAGGAGATCTTTGGGTAAACACTGAAACTCAACAATTATATCTATTTACTGGAGCGGGCTGGATTTTAGTAGGTCCTGATTTTAGTGATGGACTGTTAACTGGAGGTCAAACTGAATCAGTTGTTGGTACCGACGATGTGACATATAGCGTTTTTACAATTAAAGTAAAAAACAAAATTGCAATAATAATTAGTGATTCTTCGTTTATTCCAAAAACTGTAATTCCAGGATTTACTGGAGGTGTCGGTGCAGGTATTAATTTAAGCACAGAACCACTAGTAGGATCAGAAAGTTTAAAATATTATGGTACCGCAGAAAAAGCTAATGCACTTGTAGTTGGCGGCGCAACAATCCCAGCAGCTAATTTTTTACGTGCTGATGCAGAAACTAGTTCCGACTTTAAATTAAGTGTTAAAAACGATCAAGGCATTGCTATTGGAACTAGTGGTCAACTTAGTCTACAAGTAGAAAATCAAAGCGGTATAATACAGCATAATAGTTCAGGATCATCTATTGATTTTAGAATGCTTAACGGCACTACATATTCTACTGTTTTGCGAGTTGATGCAAGAGGACTAGTTGGTATAAACACTGCTGCTCCTGAAGAAGAATTAGATGTAAAAGGTAATATAAAAGTAAATTCCAAAACAGGTGATCCTACTACAGGTCAAATTTTAATAGATACTACCTTCCAAGCTACAGATCTTAACACTGGGACTATTGTAACAAAAGGCGGCGCCGCTATTTCAAGAAACTTATATGTTGGCGGCGACTTATCAATGGGCACAGGTGACGGTGCAGGCGTTATAACATCTGGAAATATTGTTCCAGACGGGAGTGGCACAAGATTTATAGGTACATCTAGTAATAAGTATGAAGAAATACACGCTGCAACGTTTTACGGTAATATACAAGGAAATGTTAGTGGTACTGTGTCAGGAAGAGCCGGATCAGCAGATAAATTAGCTACAGCAACTACCTTCCAATTGACTGGAGATGTGAACACTGTAAGTTTTGATTTTGACGGACAAACAGGCGGCACTAACAAAACTTTCGATGTAAGAATAGGTAACAGTTTTATATCAAACAAAGGTAGAATACCTTTTTCTAACAACGAAGATGAATTACTTATAAACAAAGTAAATTCATCCGGCGGCTACAACTCAGGTGTTTATAAAATTAATAAAAGTACTTTTTTAAGTACAATACCTTTAGTACCGGCTGGAGTTATTGTTCCTTTTGGCGGAATAAATTTACCGGACGGATGGCTATTTTGCGATGGATCTATTGTAAATATATCAGATTACAGTGTTTTATTTGCAGCAATTGAATATTCATTTAAAGACAGATCATTATTAGCTAATAATGGAGCTACAACATTTGGCTTGCCTGATTTAAGAGGTAGATTTCCTTTGGGCTTAGACAATATGAACGATACCTCGGCAAATCGAGTTACAAACGATGCAGCAGATGCAATAGGTGGCAATGCAGGCCAAGAAGAAGTTACAATTAGAAATACTAATTTACCTGAACACGAACACGACTTAGAAGGCGCAAGCGGAAATCAATATTACGCTATTAGAGAAGCAGCAGGTGAACCTGCTGATGACAATGCAATACGATTAACTGTTGAACCGGGATTAGGTGGAACACAAGGATTATCATCTAGTGGAGGCGTTTCAGGCGGCGGAGCGACAGGCACAGGCGACTTCAGGAATTTAGGCACAGACGAGAATCCTGAATATGTGGGTGCTGCAATTAATGTGTTAAATCCATTCTTAGCTGTTAATTACATAATTTATACGGGGCAATAATAGATGAGTTATCAATTAAATAAAACAGACGGAACCATACTTACTGATCTAGTTGATGGACAAATAGATAATACCAGTACTAACTTAGTGCTTGTAGGAAGAAACTATACAGGGTATGGTGAATATTTTAATGAAAACTTTATTAGATTATTAGAAAGCTTTTCTAATTCTGCTGCACCTAGTAATCCGTTAACTGGACAAGTTTGGTGGGACACAAGTGATAAACGCCTCAAAGTTTTTGACGGAGAGCAATGGAAAGCTAGTGGTGGACCATTTGTACAAGATAGCCAGCCACAAATGGTTGCAGGCGATTTGTGGATTGATAACCTAAACAATCAGCTTTATGCATATGACGGGACCGATCTTATATTAATAGGGCCTAGTTATACTACTACTCAGCAAGAAACAGGTTTTAGAGTAGAAAGTATTTTAGATTCTCAAAGTAGATCTAGAACTGTAGCAAGTTTATATATAGGAGGTGTAATTACAGCAGTTGTAAGTGAAATAGAATTTACACCTACTTATAGCCAAAGAATTTTAGGACTAGTTACAGATGCAAACCCAGATGGAATTATCTATAAAGGATTCAACATTATAGATAAAGACAATTTTAAATATAGAGGAATAGCTGATTCTGCTAACGCACTTGTAACTGAAGGCGGAATTGTAAGAACAGCTGATTCTTTTTTACCTTCAGCTGCAAATGGAACTACTACCGGAACTTTAACAGTTGCTAATAATGGTGGTTTAACATTAGGATTATCACAAAACGTTGTACAACGTATAGTTGGTCCAAGGTTTTATATTGAAAATCAGATTACAGATGAAGATATTAGTTTAAGAATTAAGTCTAGTCAAGCTGGAAGTGTTACAGTTGATGCAATTTATATAGATGCTAGTACAGAAAGAGTAGGAATTTTTACTAAAGATCCTACTGGCACATCTTCGAGATTACCTGAATATACGTTAGATGTTGACGGTGATTTACGAGTTACTGGAAACTTATTAGTTGAAGGAGATACAACAAGTATTGATGTAGCAACATTAAGAGTCGAAGATAAAAACATAGAAATTGCAAAAACTGCCGATGGCGGCAGACTAAATGGTGTAGAAGCAGACAATGCAGGATTATTATTAGATACAAATGATGTTGGTTCTAAATCTTGGACTTGGATAGCAGCAGAAGATGCTTGGACATCTAATGTAAATTTAGATATAAGTGACGCTACAAAAACATATCAAATCGGCGGAGTTGATAAGCTTACAAATACAAGCTTAACCAATATACAAAAGGGTTTAGACTTAGATGAAATAGGCACATTACTATATTTGAACGTAGATGATATAGGAATAAATGGTGCGACGATTACAGCATCTCCTTCTTCGGGTACATTTGCAATTGTTTCTAATAACGGTGTTAATTTAACAGCCGGCGGAGATATAGCAATACAAGATTCGCAAAAAATTACTGGCTTAGCTGATCCATCAAATTTGCAAGATGCTGCAACAAAAAATTATGTTGATAGCTCAATAGCTGAGGAACCTATTGTTTTTAGTATGGATATTACTGGGTTAGGTTCTGGCATAACATTAGAAAACAACGTAGCTTTAGTAATACAATCTATGTACCCTGCGCACACTATTAATATTGGAAAAGAAGCAAAAATACACGCTACTTCATATGCAGGAGCAACAGTTGAAGGTATCAATGTAAGCGTAACATTGTCACCAGACACAACAGGAGTTTTAACAAAATCTGCATTAGATGTAGACTCAAATGGAACACAAAATGAATCAGTGATACAAGACATCGTAGCATCTAACACAGCAAGCGGTAATGTAATACTTACACCTGTACGCACATTGATGGTATTTACATCAAACGGAACAAGTTGGGATCACGTTAGCACAACATCACCTTATTCATTTTAAACGAATAAATAACATATAGCACTTAGGGGTTTATAGGAATGGCATACCAAATAGATAGATATAATAATACCATTTTAACTACAGTTGAAGATGGAACTCTTGATCAAACAACTGACTTAAAATTTATAGGTAAGAATTATGCCGGATACGGCGAAATACAAAACGAAAACTTTTTGTTTTTGTTAGAAAATTTTTCCGGCACAGTTGCACCGCAAAGGCCTTTAAGTGGTCAAATTTGGTATGATAGTAATGCAACAAAATTAAAATTTTATGACGGTAATGCTTGGAAAACATCAGGAGGCGCAAACGCTTCGGAATCTCAACCCACAGGTGCAACAGTAGGTGATTTTTGGTGGGATACAGTAAATGAACAGTTATATGTATATAATGGAACAAATTTTGTATTAATAGGCCCACAAAATGCTGGCGAAGGACTTACACAAATGGTAAGTCTTGATATTTTAGGCTTGGACGGTCTTACATATTCAGTAATTGCTTCTACAATCGAAGATCAAGTAGTTACAATAATTAGTAATTTTGAATTTAGAATAGATCCTAGTAATGCAATTGCTGGGTTTGATCTAGTACGTAAAGGTGTAACATTAAAGTATACACAAGAAGTTGATTTAGGCGTTACTAATAGCGCACAAATACCTGATAGAAATTTTGAATTCCACGGTACAGCATCTAATGCAGCAAAATTGAACGGCAGACCATCGACTGATTTCTTGTTGAGAGATGGTGCATCATTTGTAGGTATAACAAATTTTCCAAATGCTGGATTAACAATAGGCGATAATAACGAGTTTAGAATTTACGTTCAAAATAATGATGGTATTTTAGAAAATACACTACCTACACAAAACATTATTTGGCGTACTACAGATAATTTAGGAATAACAAAAGAAATAGGTAGAGTTACTCCTACAAATATAGTTCCAGGTGCTGATAATATTTTTGATATTGGTAGTACTGCTTTAAGATGGAACGAAGTTTATGCAGCTAATTTTAGAGGAATATCAGATAAAGCTGATCAATTAAAATATGCAACAGGATTATATGCAAGCGGAAGCCAATTACTTAGTAATAATACTGTTGCAGTTAGAACAGCAGATGGTAACTTAGTAGCAAACTTATTTCAAGGTACTGCTACAAGCGCAAGATATGCTGACTTAGCAGAGAAATATACTACTGATCAAGAATATCCAGTAGGAACTGTTATGGCAGTTGGTGGCGAAGCTGAAGCTAGAGCTGCTAAAGTTAGTGATTTAGTAATAGGTGTTATAAGTGATAAACCAGCATACTTAATGAATTCAGAAGCAGACGGCCAAGCAATAGGACTAAAAGGTAGAGTACCTGTTAGAGTTGCAGGACCAGTATCAAAAGGACAAACAGTTTATGCTTGGCAGGATGGAGTTGCTTCCACTATTGCAAGTAACGGGTTAGTAGGAGTTGCATTAGAAAGCAGCGATGACGAAAATGAAAAATTAATTGAATGCGTTCTAAAAGTATAAGGATTTGTTATGGCAAGTATTCAGGCAGCTGATATTAATAACCTGCAAAATAGAATTGCATTAATTTATGGGACAGGTTCAGGACAAAGCGGATATGGACAGGTTCTAGCTAGTTCACAAGTCAATGCCTTAGAAGGTATAATTAGAGCATCAGACATTAATAACATTTATGCTGATATTCTAAATGCAAGAGTCCACCAAGTAGGACCTGGCGATTTATCTATTGCGCAAGTAACAGCAAATTTAAACACAGTTGCAGAAGAAACTAGTCAATTTATTAATAATCAAGGCCAGTTAAGCACAGATCCAGATGGATTCAAAAAAGGTTTTGATGATTTTGAAAGACTAATTGCTCAAGTAGAAGCAGACAAATTCACCGTACATCCATCTCAAGCAGAACAAAAACTATCCTTAAGAGATTTTAGATCTGCATCGTGGAACTCTTCGGTTTATCATATTTTTACTGTAACATTTGACAATGCTGATCATAGAAGACATTTTTTCAATACAGGCGGCGAGATTAGATTTACAGCAGCAAATACAGGTGCAAATACACCTAAAGGATTAGATTGGGCTGACATTTGTAGTCAAGTAGGAACAATTTCTTTTGGATATACGTCGACTAAAAAAGGTAGCGTAGTTGTAGGAAACATTGGCAACTATGATTTAACATCTAGTTATCAAGAAATTTTTGGACAAACTGGCCGCGGACTTTATCAACAAATATATGAAGTAAATAGATACTCTATAGAAGCTAGAGCAATTTCAGAAAGTCAACTTGAATTTAAAGTTATATTTAATGATTTAGATACAGGCACAAACGTAGACAACAATGTAGACGGAAAATTAGAAAGTAATATAGTTATGTATAGGGCTGTAGGCAGTTATGTTCAGATTGCCCAGCCAGATTTTGCAACAACAACTTCTATTTCTGGATTTGATGTTCCTCCTGCGCCTGCTGCCCCTGAATATAACATCGGTGTTGACCTTGAAAAAACTATGTATGAAGATGACGAGAACGGTTCTCGCATTGTATCATTAGATTTTGTGGTATCAGCAAGTGTAAATAATTTTCCGATTACTTTGTATTGGGATACACAAGTTGTTAACGGTAGCATTACTACAAGCGATTTTAGTGATAATACGTTACAAGGTAGTATAACTATATCAGAAGCTTATACACAAGCTGAAAGAACAATAACTAGAACAACAGTAGCAGATAGTTTTACAGAAGGTAATGAAAGTTTTAGACTACGGTTATTCACAGATTCTGCTAGAACAAGATTTGTTGATCAAACTGGAGTAGTTACTATTGTTGACAATTCAGAAGGAGTAGAAACTCCTTCTAATCCTACTTATGCAATTACAGTAAGCACTACAAATCCAGTAGACGATACAATTATCGAAGAAGGACAATACACAGCATTTTACGGAGTTCAAACAACTGGATTAGATGCTGGTACAGAACTGTTTTATACTATTGTCGGAAATAATGTAACTGCAAGTGATTTTACAAGTAATTCTCTTAGCGGATCATTTACATTAGATAATAATGGAGAAGGAAGCTTTAGTTTAACTGCCACTGCGGACGCATTTACGGATGGTGCAGACGAAACATACGATGTACAATTAAGATTAGGATCTGATACTGGTACAGTGGTATTAGAGGTTGGTAATGGCGCCCAAACAATAATTAATGAGACATCATTCTCTCCACCCTCAGTGCAATATATATCTAACCTTTCGTCACCAGTTTTCGAAGATGTACCGGGATTATATAAGTTTATTGTTCCTAATGATGTAACACAACTTACAGTAAGAGTAATCGGAGGCGGTGGCGCTGGTTCAGGTACCGGCGGCGGCGGAGGCGGCGGAGGCGGCGCAGCAGAAAAAACAATCACAGTTACTCCTGGACAAGAATTTGATGTTCAAGTTGGGGCTGGCGGCGCAGGCAGTTTTGGTCAACTAGGACAAAACGGGCAACCATCTTGGTTTAAATCTCAAACAGAGATAGCAGGATTAGGCGGCCGTCGTGGTGGCTACATTGTAAACAATGCAGTTCTTAGTGCAGGCGGCCTCGGCGGAGGCTACTATGGAGATACTGGCGGAAACGGCGGTTCCGGCGGCCAAGGATACTACGAATATGGTGGCGGCGGCGGAGGCGGCGCTGGATATTGGGGAGGTTCTAATGGCGGAACTGGTGGCCGCGGTGGCCGTTATCTTACAGGCATTGACGCTATACGAGGTATAGAAGGCGGCGCAGGCGCTGGAGGCGGTGGCGGCGGCAGCGGTAGTGCTGAACCGGCTCTTTATGCTGGAGGCGGCGGCGGCACCGGTCTTGCATTTACAAATACAGTCGGAGGCGCATTTGGTACTCCTTCTGGTAGTTCAGGAACAGGAGGCGGCAGTGGCAACGACGGAACTTCCGGGTCGGGTTCAGATGGTACAGGCGGAAGATACGGCGGTGGCGGCGGAGCGACAGGCGGAGACGTATCAGGTATTGGATTCGGATCAAGTTCAGGACAAAGTAGTGGCGGTGTTGGAGCTGTTTACATTGAATGGGAAGAGAACGTAGATCCACCTGAGGCACCTTTAGAAGCAAGTACTGCCCCGGCGAGCCTTGATTTTACTACTATCACTACTAGACAGATACAGTTCCAAGCTAAAAACGGTCAATATAAAGTTATAGGCTGGAGTCCAAGTTTCCCATCTGGTGTAACTACTAGTTTAACTCCAGTAAACTATACTCCAACTTCAACTACTCCGGGCTCTATTTTAAATTTCACAGCAACGCCTACTTTCTCCCCTACACTAGAATTTTCTTTTAATACTAACAGCAACAATTTTACTGGAAGTTTGACATTTTTCCTAGAGGCTAATGAAGCAGGCATAGATAATATAGTAATACCAGTTACATACGAAAAAGCAATAGATCGAACTCCAACATACAGTATATCAGCAAACAAAGATTCTGTCAATGAAGGAGAGACACTTACCTATACAGTTAATACTACATTTGTTCCAAACGGAACTACTTTATATTGGAATCATACACAATATAGTGATATTGTAGGACAACCTCGTTATTTAGAAGAAGACGACTTTACTGATTTTAGATTGTCAGGAAGTATTACAATTAACAATAATACAGGAACTTTTTCAAGAACACTTGCAGAGGATTTACTAAAAGAAGGTGGCGAAACATTCGGTACTGAAATAAAAACACGCTACTCTGGTCCTAGATTAGATGTTGCTTGGGTTGCAATAGTAGATACATCAACTGGAGAAGAAGATCCAGAGTATGACGTAAAATGGTCACTACCGGGATCAGCCTTTAAAGGAGAATTCTTTACAGTAACCGCCTCAGGAGGCAGACCAAATACTATTTGGAGAGCTAATAACGGAATAGAAGAAAAGACTGGCACATTTGATGCTCAAGGTAATTGGGAAGGAACATTCAAAATTACCGCCGCTGGTACTTATGTGTATAATGTTACATATGATTATCCTGGCATTGAAGCTGATACTGTACAAATAGTAATAAATGAAAAACCAAATGAATATACAGCTTCTCCTATCAGATTCCAAGAAGGTTCTTCCGACACACTAACTATTCCTTCTACCGGAAGACACACAATAAGTGGTAGACTTACAATTATTTTTGAAGATGACTATAAAGATAATTATATAGATTACGGTAGAGATTCAGTTGTATCAGGCGAAGTGTATTTTTCTGATAAACCGAGCAATATTTCTGGAGTATCAACTGCTCCAAGAACTTGGTCTATAGATGCACGTGGTACACAATACTTTGAATCAAAACTAGTTTATTATGCTATAATTATTCCAGATGACGAAGCAGAAACATATCAATTTACCATATCTGCACCTGCTTCTGGTTTTAGTGGAGAATTCCCTACACACACTATTACTGTTCAAAGAGAAGTAATAGATGTTCCAGATCCTACTTATTCATTAAGTCCGAGGGTCGTTGATGTGTTTGCACAAAGTGCTATAAGATACACACTTACTACAACTAATGTTCCGGATGGCGAACTAGTATATATAACGGTAACTAACCCGCTAGGCACTACAACACAATCTTCTGTACAACAGATTACCGGTAACAGCGTAAATTGGATTTATGATGTGCCTATAAATGCTCCTGTAGGAAATTGGGCTGTACAAGTTAGAACAGGCAGTTATACAGGCGCAACACTTGATACCGTTGGATTTACTGTAGGAGCAAGAGTTACTGGTACAATTACAGCTGAAATGCAAGGTGCAAATTTATGTAGCTATACTTGGGCAGCGGCAAATGCGTCAACTGTTAGAGTGGATATATTAAAACCTGATGGTTTACGTTTACAATATGATAAAGTTACAGCACAAGGTACAGATACAATTATTCTAAATACAATTGGATCATATACATTTGAATTAGTATTAGATGGCACAGTTATTGATACATCAACTGTTACAGTAGTTGCACCAGAAGCAACTGGAACTTTAGATGTTTATCCTGCTAATGGATATGTTGACGAAACACAAGTCTTTATAGAGTGGACCACAGCAAATGCCGATTCACCTAAATATTCATTTACTAGACCAGACGGACAAACAATTGGTCCAGCGAGTATTGCTGCATCAGGACAGATAGGACCTGCAATTTTAAACCAAATAGGTACGTGGACTGTTAGATTATTTGACGGAACTACAGAGTTAGCTTCAGATTCAACTAGTATGATTGCTAGACCGCCAGAACCATCAGGAAGTATTTCTTGGGATGCTCCGTTTAGTGAAACAGGTATAATAGAATCGTATACTTGGACAAGTGAAGGAGCAGGAGTTGTCCAAATTAGAGTAGGCAAAGAAGGTGTAAGTACCCTTAATCCGTTAACTACAGTTAGTGCAAGCGGTTCATCTTCGTACTACTTTGCTACTCAAGGCTTTTATTATGTACAATTATGGTTAAATGGAGAATTTGTAGATCAGGCTAACATCGAAGTACTACCAAATGATGGCGGCATTGGTGGCATTTTACCGTAAAAATAGTTGTGTATTATTTTTTAATAAATACACTAAGCAAAGTGTATAGAGAGAATTAATGCCTACAACTACAACTATTTTAGCATCTAGATTTAACAACCTTCAAAATAGGTTAGAAAAAGTTCTAGGTTTATCATTAGCTAGTACTCCAAGTTTCGGTTACGGAGAAACTTTAAATGCTAATAGCGATGTGCAAGGTACTCGCACTGTTAATCCTCCAACTTCAGACAAAATAACTGCACAGCAATATGAAGATCTTTATGTTGATCTAATTAGATGTAGAGCACATCAAGTGGGTGCTGGAAATGTATCTATAAATGATTTTATTGTTGGAGATTTTGAAAATGATCCTGTGAATGCAGATCTAATAGAAATCGCATATATCCAGTCATTAGAAAACCTAATGACTCAAATTGAAAATGATAAATTTGAAATCGACACTGTTGATCAGGCAGCTACAGTAAATTTAAATAATAGTTCAGGTACACAAATATCAAGTACATATTTAAATTCTGTAAGCGGAAATTGGACTAGTTATATAAACCATATTTTTAGTGTTACTTTCCCTTCAGATGCTGCTCGTAGACATTTTTTTAATGCAGGTGGTGAAATACGATTTAATGCAAGTGTAAGCTATAATCTTAATCAGCAAAAAACAATAGACTGGCAAACCGAAATGAACAATATGGGAGTTGTTAGTTTTAAAGGCGATAGTACATTTAGTAATAAAGGTGTAGGCCAAGGTCAAAATATCGGTGCTACAAATTTAAGTAGTAGTTATCAACTTTGTTATAGAAAAGATGCAGGTAATACATATAGTCAAAGTGCATATGAGTTATATGCATTACAGACAAGCAGTAGAACAATTCAATTTAAAGTTTTATTTACAGATCCCAATCCCGGAGGTTTTTCGATAGATGAAGCTGTATTAGGTGATTGGACAAGTTCTGTATCTCTACTAATTCCAGATGGAACAGTAAATATTAATGGTACAGCTTACGATACTGTAGTATTTCCCACAGCAAGTCTTCCTGTGGGCAGCACAATAGTACAATTAAGTGCAAGCCAGCCACCTGTTCCGTCTTATACTTTAAGTAGATCAGCTGCTAGTGTCAATGAAGGCAGCAGTGCTAGTATTACTCTTACAACTACAAATGTTTCTAATGGTACTATTATCCCTTATACTATTACAGGAACTAGCCAAGCAGACATTGGAATACCTTTGCAAGGAGCCTTTACAGTTGGAACTTTAAATTCTTTAGTAATTAGTCCTGTGTCTGATCAACTTGCAGAAGGTCCTGAAACATTAACACTTAGTCTAGATAATGGTGCAGATTCCATTAGTATAGTTATTAATGATACTAGTGTCCCACCACCGCCCCCACCACCTCCACCACCACCACCTCCACCACCGGCGGTATTCACTTTTAGCGTTACCCCAAGTGCATACCTTACTCAAAATACTGCGTGGGATATTGGAGATGTAATTGTCAATACTTCGGCAAGTACAAACATTACTGTTACAAACACCGGCAATAGTAGCGGAACAATAACAGTTCAAGAAACAAACAGACCTGCTGCCTGGACTGTAGATGTCGACGGTGTAAGTTCAGCCAGCGGAGTTGCAAGTAAAAATTATACCATAGGTGTTGGACAAAGCGTTACAGTACCGGTAAGTGTAACACCAACAACAGTGTTGGATGCTAGAGGTGCAGGCATAACATATGATTTTACAGTTCTTCAATCAGACGGTAATGGTCAAAGCACTAAAATTTATTGGACAGGAAAATCAGAAATTGCAAACGTTCCTGTAGTAAATAGTGATTTAGATGTTACTACTGGATATAGTTCTCCAACTCTCGGTGACGAAACTACATACAAAACCTTTACATATACAGGAACAGTAAGCAACTGGGAAGCTACAACTGGCGGAGTAAGTTGGTCTAACGTAAATGCAGTTAGTGGAACAAATGCTGTTGCAGCAGACTTTGTTGGCGGGGCTATGAGCGGCACAGCATCTGTAACAATTACTAATCTTCCAAACACAGGAGATGGTTCATACACATTTACTAGAACATCTGTTGCAGATTCTACAACTGAAGGATCCGAAATTTTTGGAACACGAGTAAGTGGACCTAACAATAGTTCAAATGCTATATTTGCTATAATACAAGACACTTCAACAACACCAATTGCAAAAAGCATTACAGTAAATTTTTGGAGTACTGCACTACAAAGTCTCATAACATCAGCTAATGAAGGTGATTCTATTATATTACAATGTGAGTCAACCGGCTATAACGCGGGAGATATTTGGGATTGGTCGATTTCTGGTACAATAACCGCCGGAGACTTTACTAGCACCTACAGTGCATTAAGTGGTTCGAAAGCACAATCGGGCGGCGGCGTCAGCGGATATGTAGGTATTGTAAAGCAGTTCCTACAAGAATCTGTCAATGATGGCAACAAAACTATGACGGTAACTTGGACACATCGAGATACAGGTGATAGTGCTAGTACTTCACTAACGCTTATTAATGATGATTTACCTTCGGGAGTAAACAGTACAACAGTTAATCCGACATCTTCTCCTGTGTATAATTCGTTCACACATACTGTAGTTGGTCCTCCTAATACCGAACATCTTGGTTCTGTGACTAGTAATAATCCGTCTGTGGCTGATGTACCAAAAGGATTACCTGGAACAGGGGCAACTATTCCTGCAAATGGACAATTAGTTTTTACTAGGTTACAAGCAAAACCTGGAAATTATACATATACTTCACATTTTGAAAATGTGTCTGGTTATAGCCCTTTGACAGCTTCGACAAACTATACAATTACTGCTGTGCTAGGTTTAAGTAGAAATAATTTTACAGTAATAGAAGGCGCGACAGGCGCAGATCGAGAAGTTACTATAGCTGGAGGTTTCCCCGGCGGACAGTTTAGTATTAATGGTCAATCCCTTAGTGCTTTTGTATTTGATTCTAATGGAACGGCAACAATACAAATACAAACTTCCCCTGCAGGATCATATAGTTTTACTATTGCAGAAGCATTTAGTAACAACTCAACAACGTTAAATTATACTGTAACAGATGTATATCAAAGCACTATATCTATTAGTCCTAGTTCGCCTGATGTAAATCAAAATGCAACTTTAACTATAACAGGTCGACCTAATGGATCGTTTAGTGTTTCGGGCAGTGACGTATTTACAGGAACTTTTAACAGTAGCGGCAATTATACTTCTACAGTATCTTTTGGTTCAGCAGGACAAAGAACATATAATGTATCAGTGCCTAACCCTGACCTAGCTAGTTCACTTACATTTACGGTAACAGCAGTATATAGTCCTAGTGTTAGTATTGTATCTGCTACCGGAAATCCGGATGGTGATGTATATATCTATTATGCTCGCCCTAATACAAACTTTACCTGGTCTGCTACAGAATTAACTTCAGGCAATAGCGGGTCGGGCACAACCAATGCTAGTGGAACAGCTACTTTTCCTGTTACAATGTCTACAAGCTTCGGAGAAGGTGTAACAATAACTGTTAACTTTTCTGATGGTACAAGTGCATACTATGCAGTCACTCCAGTTGAACCAACTTATAGCATAAGTGGACCCAGTAATATTAACGAAGGAAGTTCTGGTACTTATACAGTAACAGCTACAGGATGGGCAAGTGCACCTACATTATATTGGGATGTAACGGGCGGATCAGATTTTAGTACATCTAGTGGATCATTCTCGATGTTTAATAATTCCGGAAGTTTTAGTTTAAGTCCTATAGCAGATGCAACCACAGAAGGTGCAGAATCTAAAACAATTAACGTCAGAAAAACAGCATCGGGCGGAGCAGTTGCTAGTCAGTCAATAACTATCAATGACACTAGCCAAACACCTGTTGCGAACCCCTCACCTACTTATGATAATGTTGCAATATCTTGGTCACCAACATCGGGTACAGTAAATTCTACTTCATTTACATTATCTTGGGACGGCGGCTATAACTCTGCAACCTTATTTGGGTATGACATTTATGTAATAAGTCCATCAGGTAATGTTAATCCTAATAGGTATAACACAAAGTCAGGATCAGCATCTGGCGTAGCAGACCAAGTAGGTACCTGGACTGGTTATATTAAAATATATAATTTAATTGATACATCCCTAGAAATTACAGTATCAACTAATCCAGCATTAACTGTTAATCAAGCAGTAACTATTCCAAACCCAACTATTGCGTTTGACGCTGCGTCTGCGTTTATAGGAGAAACCATACGTGCTGATTACACCGCTGGTACTGGTGCGAATACTACCTATGCTGCTATATATCCGCCATCGTCTACTACAGCAGTTGTAAGTTCAACTACAAAACCGGGTGGCGCCTTAACATACGAAGTTCTAGCTAATACAGGCAATTGGAGAGCAAGTATTGCATCATCTTATTATGATGCCACTAACACATTAAAGTACGTAACAGCAAGTGATACTATTGCAGTCGGCTTACCAGGACCAACTGGAAATATTTATTTTGAAGGATCAGGTGTATATAACGTAGGAGACACAATAACAGTAACCTGGACAAGTAGTAATACAACCACTACAGTTACAGCTTATGCTTATTATGGATTGAATAGTATAGTTGTTGGCCCAGTTAATGGAACTTCTGGTTCTCGAACTTTTACTGCTACTGCAGGAGGAATCCATACAGCAGCACTAGCGCACGGTACAGATACACTAGATACAGATACTATCTTTGTAAGTGCAGCACCACCACCACCTCCGCCACCACCTCCGCCACCTCCACCACCTCCACCACCGCCCCCTGGACCAA